GCCCCAGATGTTTTCATAATGCTGGAGGATGGTCTGGCATATGTGCAAGAGAATGGAAAAATATTTTCCAAATCACGAGGCAACCCCGAAGGCGGAAATGGAGTCGCTTCTTTCGCAGACGACAGGCTGGCTGATGTAATCGAAGCGGCAGAAGATTGCCCAGGTGAATGTATTTTTATAGAAGAATAATATGAGTGTTAAAAATAAAATTCGTTTTGCTTTTAAGCAAAAAATATCATGGCTGCCATTTGCATTGGCATTTATGGGACTTGTTATTCCTATACAACAAGCCCAAGCAGACGAAGAACCAACCCCAATATCTAATGCCGGTTTTGAAGATAATGCTTTTACTGGTTGGTCAAAAGGCAATCAAACCGGAAGTTTAAATGCTACAACTATTAATGGTGGTGGTACTGGTGTAACTATTTTTAGCGGGTCAAGAACATTCAATCACCCTTCTCATCAAGCCATCGGGAATCCTCTAAAGAACGGTGCGCCAAACCCTTATTACGCCCCAGCTGTTGCCGCGGGCAGTTGGACATTTCAACCAAACACTGGCGGATACGCTGTTGCTTTGCAACCAAAAAATGAGCAAACATTTACTCAAGCAAGAACTGCTCTTGGTCTTTCAAGCAGTGATGAAACAGCGATCAAAGCAATTCTTACAGCAGACGCTCAAGCCGGTCTTGGAGGAAGCTCCAACCCAACAGACGCTGCGTGGATTACAAGAGAAGTTGAATTAACAGCTGATACTACATACACGATGTCTTGGAATTATTTGGGGACAGACTATGTACCTTTTAATGACGGTTCAATAACATCACTAATTTTTGTTTCTGCAACTACCCCAACAACTACTACCACAAGTAGTACAACTACTCTTCCATCAACTACCACAACAATACCTGAATCTACAACAACTGTTGAGTCAACAACAACTGTTGCTTCTACAACGACAGTTGCTTCTACAACAACTCTTGCCCCAACAACAACTATTTCTCCTACAACAACTGTAGCCCCGACTCCAGTTATTACAGTTAACAATTATGTTAGATCATATGCACTACTTGGTTTTACAAATCCAGGAACAGGAGATTATTCAACAAATTCATATGGCGCGACTGGCTGGCAGACATCAACATATGAAGTTTCAGTTACTGGTATTTACAAATTAGGATTTGCTGTTTTCAATATTGGCGATACCGCATTGTCTCCGCTATTAATTATTGATAATACAAATGGCTCAACCCAAAAATGTGTATCCGGAACCTGCTCATCATTTGGAGGAGTGCCATCAAATAATTCAACAGCCCCAACAGTTGCCCCAACGACTACGGCTGGGGCTTCAACAACTTCCACTTCATCCACAACAACGACTTCCTCTACAACCACCACAAGTAGCACGACCACCACAAGCAGCACAACCACCACAAGTAGCACGACCACCACGAGTAGCACGACCACCACTGTTTTTATAAATACGACAACCCCGCCAACCCCCACACCCCCTGTAGAAAATGGCTCAGGAAGCCCTACAAGCCCCTCTGGGACCTCTCCACAGCCAGTAGATACCACACCACCACAAGAGTCAACAACAACAATTCCAGAAGAATCCACGACAACGACGCTTCCTGAAGAAACATCACCTGAAACTGAAGAGCCGTCCACGACAATCCCAGTAGAGCCGGTACCAGTAGAAACAACTCTACCCCCAGTTGAAGAAGAGACCACAGAACCCGAAGAGGAAGAAGAAGTAAGTCCAGAAACCACATACATTGATTCTAGCAACCCATCAGATGAATCCAATGTACTGCCAGAAGATGCTTCTATTGAAGAAATAAAAGAGGTTTTAGATGACCTTTTGGAAACCGATTTATCCAAAGAGGAATTAGCAGAAGTCCTTGATGATGTATTCAATGATGATCTATCTGATGAAGAAACAATTGAATTAGCCAAGGAAGTCTTGCAGGGTGAACTTGATGCCGAAAAATTAGAAACCGTTCTTGATGCCATTTTTGACAAAGAAGTAACTGATGAAGTTTTGATTGAGACATTTACGGCTGTTTTAGAAACAGAACTTGATGCTGAAAAGTTTGAAGCAGTTGTAACCACCCTTGAATCAGAAACTATTTCTAAAGAACAGGTTGCTGAAGTAGTTACTTTAATTATTGAACAAGAAGGCGGAATTGATTCAGAACAGGCAACAGAACTCGCCACAAGTGCAAAGGTGTTGCAGAGCATTGACGGCGAACAAGCGTCAGAGGTATTTAGCTCAATCTCTGTATCAGAAGTATCTCCAGAAGATGGGGCTGCGATTGTAGAAGCAATTCAGGAAGCTCCGGTAGAAGTTAAAGAAGCATTTGAAGAAGAAATAAATATATTTGAAGGCGTGTTTGATAATTACGTTGCTGTTGGTTCAACGATAGATACTGGTGATCGCAGATTACTTATTGCCGCAGCTGCTGCTGTAGCGACTGTTGCCGCAAACGCTTTGTCCGGAGGTTCTTCTTCTGGTGGTTCTGGTGGGGGTTCTGGTGGGCCAAGCAGTGGCCCAAATGACGCTGCAAGAAAAGAAGAAGAGGAAGAGATGGCTGGTGAAATATCTGGCGGGGATGATGACGATACAGATTATGCTAAAAATAGCATTTACGAGTATTATATTAAGGAGGGTGTGGAAATGAAAAAATTTGATTGGCTGGGTTTTGTTAAAAAACTATGGGATATCACTGCCGGCATTGCATTTACGATTGCCGGTAGTGTGGTTGTGTATTATACTCTTTCTGGCGTTACACAAACAATTGCTTTAATTTCAACCATAACTGCCTGCGTAGTTCATTATATTCATCAAATATTTAAAAACGATACTGATTGATTTACATTTAAGCTTGCGTAATGTATACTATTAACTGGCACCAGTGGGTGCTAGGAGGGTGATCCATGTCTAGTTTGTTAAGTGAGAATAATAAGAAGATGTTAGCGTCTTATGCTCGGTCCTGCATTGGTGCGGGTCTTGCGGTATATATGACGGGGAACACAAATCCAAAAGATATTGGCGCGGCGGCTCTTGCAGCTCTTGTCCCAGTTCTTATGCGATGGTTGAATCCAAATGATTCAGCTTTTGGTCGCAGTAAATAATATTAATTAAGAGGTCTACATGGGCAAAGTCGAATGGGACATTGTTGTTCCGATTAAATTACCAATTAGTCTAAAAAATGTAGAACCTGGCAAGCTCCACCCATCGCTTCTCCGTAAAATCCCACAAGGCGGTCAATTACACTATCTTGCGGCAGATGCATGGAATGCGATGGTGGATGCTGCCAAAGCAGACGGTGTTGAATTAAAACCCACAAGTGCTGGAGATACTTATAGAAGTTATGACAGCCAAAAAGCTGGGTTTTTGTCTAGATATCAACTAGAACCAATTGCAAATCAAAGTACAAAAACATTTGAGGGTAAAACTTGGTACCTTAAAAAAGGTATGGCTATGATGGCGACACCTGGAAAATCTAATCATAATTTAGGTATTGCCGTAGATATTCACTCAGCGGGAGAAAATAAGCGCTTAAAATGGTTGATTGCCAATGTGCGTAAATTTGGCTGGAGCTGGGAAGTGGTTCCATCAGAACCCTGGCATATACGCTATACAGAGGGTGATCAAATTCCACAAGCGGTAAAGGATTGGCTTGTGCTTAATCCAAAACCAGCGAGTATGTTTGGAACACCAGCGGAGCAAAAAGCCGCAGCTGAAGCAAAAGCTGCGGCAGATAGTGCCCCCGTTGTTGTAGAGCAATCCGTTCTAGATCAAAAACAAATTATAAGGGCTGGGAATAAAGGTAAATTAACTAAAGAAGCACAAAGGCTATTGACTAAACATGGGTTTGTTTGTAAAGAAGATGGTGATTTTGGTCCAAAAACTCAAAACATTGTAAAAGAATTTCAAAAATCCAAATCCCTTGCTGAAACTGGAGAAGTTGATAAAGCAACATGGGCGGCTTTGCTCTCTTAAATAATTTGATATAAAATTAAACAGGAGTAATTATGCCAGGAACTAGAAATATTGAAATTTATCAAGGTGATAATTATTCTCATCAATTGACATTAAAAAACAATGCAAATGCTGTTATTAATATAACATCGCGTACATATGCCGGTCAGATAAGAAAGAAAAGAACATCTACTGTTATTACCAGTACATTTACAACAGAAATAACAGACGGTGCTAATGGAGTTGTTGTATTTTCTTTATTGCCAGCAGCAACAGCAAATATTACAGCAGGAACTTATGTGTATGATTTTCAAGAAACTAACGGTGCTGTAGTAACAACTTTGCTAACCGGAGTGGTAACAGTTACGGGCGAGGTAACAAGATAATGGCTGATTTAACCACCGTACAAATACAACCGGGTAACATTTCTAATGTATCTCAAATTATACAGACTACCGTTTTAACACAAAGTAGTGGTACAATTAATTTAGCAAGTTTAAGTTTAAGCAATACGGCTCCTGCTGATGTTGCAAGAACAGCAGGTGTCGGCTCTAGTAATGTAGCCGCCAGAGCTGATCATGTACATAGCGCTGCGGATTTATTGTTAGACGGAGGTAATTATTAATGGCAAATACACTAAGGATTAAGCGCAGAACATCTGGCGCGGCTGGCGCCCCATCCACAATAGAAAATGCGGAATTGGCATTCAACGAAGTAGACGATATCCTTTATTATGGTGAAGGCACTGCTGGGGCTGGGGGAACCGGTACGGCTCTGGCGATTGCGGGACCGGGTGCTTTTGTTACACTAACGAGTGCTCAATCAATTTCTGGCGCTAAAACATTTTCTGGAGCAGTTATTGTTCCGGCACCGTCTTCGGCAACTCATGCCGCAACTAAATCATATGTTGATAGTGCTGTTGCTGGTGTAACAATTGCTAATACAGCAGTAACGGCTGGCTCTTATGGCGGTGCAGGCACGGTTAGTACATTTACTGTTCAGGCAGATGGTCGCTTAACCGCTGCTTCAAACACTACAATTTCAATTACAGCATCTCAAATTAGTGATAGAACAACAAATCTCGTAACTGGTTTGACAGGCACTGCAAATGAAATTGCAGTATCCAACTCTGGAGTTGGCGCAGTAACATTAAGTTTGCCAGCCAATGTTACTATTTCAAACAACCTTACTGTAACCGGTGATTTGACTGTTCAGGGCAATACAACAACTTTAAATACAGCAACTCTTGTTGTTGAAGATAAAAATGTTATTATTGCAAATATTGACAGCCCAACAGATGTTACAGCAGATGGTGCTGGTATTACAGTTAAAGGGGCAACAGATAAAACATTTAACTGGGTTGATGCCACCGATTCTTGGACATCATCGGAACATATAAATCTTTTATCAGGAAAAGTTTTTAAAATTGCCGGCACCACGGTATTAAGCGGAACAAACCTTGATAATGTGACTGTAGATGGTGGTAGTTTTTAATTAGGAGAGACAATGGCTAACATTGTAAAACTTAAAAGATCGGGGACTGTTAACGCTGCCCCAGCTGGTAATTCTCTGGAGCACGGAGAGTTGGCAATCAATTATGCTGATGGAATTTTATTTTATAAAGATGCAAGCAACACTGTTATTTCATTTAACATAACAGATGCAATCGCCAATTCAAATCTTGATACAGAGGTTGCTGACTTAGAAGTATCAGTAGCCATGCAAACCTTTTAAGGTCTAAAACGCATTTTCTGTTATAATTGGTTATTATGGATGATGTAAAAATCAATACAAGTAAGACATTAACCCTTACCCTACCAAGCGATCCTACGTCCAATATTGTATCCACAAATTTATATCACGAATTTGGCTCACAAGTAAGTGGCCCAACAAATGCTACAAGAACAAGCGCAGGCGTATATACAATTACCTACGGTCAGCAAGCATCCGGTGTTTATGTTTTAAATTCTGCCGGAAGGCATAGAGTTGATTTTACTTACACAATAAGTGGCACATCATATACTCAATCTCAATATATAAATGTTTATACGCCGTATGTTAGTAGTGATGTGTTCTTTGAGGACCATCCAGAATTAGAAACTGATTGGTTTGATAAGTTTGATAAATTAGAAAAAAAAACTAGGAATATTATAAATACTTTTTGTGGTCAATCTTTTGACTTTTATCCAAATAAATATATTGAAATTGCTGGTTCTGGAAAAAAAATTATGCATCTACCAATACCAATTACAACGCTGAGAGTTGTCACTGTAAATTTTGGAGATCAAGATCAGGTTGTTATTCACAACTATTCAGACGCTACTATTAATAATATAGAAAAAATTAAAGAACCACACAATTTTAATACTACTTATTATATTAAATATAAAAAATCTTTTTTAGATAGCATCAATACTATTGTTGTTTCTAATAAGTTTGAAAAAGAAGATGATTATAAAATTGAAGGTGATTTTGGATGGACATTTGTTCCAAATAATGTAGAGCAAGCCGCAGATCTAATTTTGGAAGACATGATGACTGAGGATTCAATCTACCGCAGACATGGTATTTATAGTGCCGATATGGATGTTTTAAAATTTCAAACTAGTCAAAACTTTTATGAATCAACCGGCAATATTGATGCAGATGTACTCTTAATGGATTACACATTATTTGTAATGGATTATGTGGTTTAAATGTCATCTCAAACCTATTTTAAATTTTCTCACAATGGAGATATTTTTCAAAAAACTACATCTACAAATGCTGCCGGTCAACAATACGCCTCATACTCTCAAATTGCACATATAAAATTTCAATTTCAAACTCCAAGTACAAATACATCAACGGGAGATGAAAAGAGATTAATTCCGTATCAAGAAAGTATTCCAAAATTTGAAGCAATTGTTCCTATTAAATATTCAACATATATTGAATATGGCAATAGATTTGAAAATATAAAAGACAGAAATAATGCTGTGATTGATAGTAATAAATATGAAATAGTTGGTATACAACCAAAATTTGGGATCAGTGGTAAAAAACATCATATTGTTGTATCCCTTAGAAGGGTTGTTGAAATGTAATGATTAATATTAAAGTACAACACAATTTACAACCACTTATTAATAAAATTGATCAAATTCCTATTGTAATACAATCATCAATTGCAGAAGCATTTATGGGAAGTGAGCAGTTTATAAGGCAAAGTATATTTGATCAATATAATAAAATTTTTACAAATTATACAATTACAACTAATGAAGATTTAAGTATGTCTATTTATTTAGATTCAATTGAAGTATGGAAATATGAAAAAATTACTGGAGATTCTTATGAGAACTTACAAGAATCTATTATAAATTGTATAATAAATAATGTTGTAAATAATGTATCTAAAAATGTAGGAGGCTCACTTGGCACTTAGCGTTTATGACATTAATACTGCTTTAAAAGCAGATGCAACACTTACCAGTATTGCTGGAAAAGTGATGAATTTTTTCCCCGTTGTTGCAACAAATGGAGAAACGGCGCCGTATGTAATTTATTACTATCAGCCACTAGCCCCTAGTATTGAATCTTATTGGATGAGAAAAGACGGTATTAGATATTCAATTTTTGATACTGATGTAAATCGTTTATTTTTAATAGCAGAGAGAATTATTGCAAGACTTGCGATTGCTGATCAAATAGCACAATCTGGCGGTATTACAGGGTCTAATTCAAGAATTTTATCTTCTTATCAAACCGGGTCTGATTTAGCAGCTCCATTAGAAAAAGAAGGTTGGTTTAGAATGAATTTAGACTTTAAAATCTGCAATGTTTAACTGGGTATGGTAAAATAATAATATATGGAGTATACTACTATTACATACATTGGTAAAACACCAGGGTATGTCGTTAAACTCGGCAGTAAAACATATGAGTTTGAATGGAATAAAGGTCTCGGTATAGGCAAGCGCGCAGGCGAGGTCGATACCAAAGATATAGAAAGGATCGCCAAATGGCGAGACAAGAAAGGTCGGAAAATATTCCGCCTGGATAAATAGGAGGAAATAGGATATGGCAGTATCAGTTTCTAATATTATTGTTGGTGAAGCAACAATTAAAATTGGCGACAACGCCAACGCAACTACAATTGCAGCGATGAATAACTTTAGCGACATTGGCGCAACTTCAAACGGATTGGAAATTTCATGGGAACCAGATATGGTTGACATTGAGATTGACCAATTTGGCGATGCCGCAAAAATTATTCAATCAAAAGTCAAGGTAATGGTTAAGACAACCCTTGCCGAAGGCACCTTGCTCAATCTTACAAGGGCTTGGAATTATGACAGTACCGATGTTGTTGCAACACAAGACGGTGCATCAACCCAAACCTTTAATTTTGGTACTCAGGGAGTAATCCCAGCAGAAAGGGCACTCGTTGTAATAGGTACAGCACCTGGCTCAACAGCAGCACTTGGCAAAACTCGTACTTTTTATGCGAAGCGCGCCATTTCGATGGAGTCTTCAACGATTAGCATGAAGCGAGCAGAGGCAACAATGTTTGCAGTAGGCTTTAGAATTTTGCCAACCGTAGCCGACACTGGCTATGAATATGGCAAGATTGTAGATCAAACGTAATATTTAATTAATATAATTTAGCCAAAAGGCTTCGCCCCTTTGTATTTTGTGATAAACTTAATACCAAAGGGGCGAAGCCCTTTTTAGTACAAAAGGATGGATAACTTGAGCGATAAAAATAAAGACATTCTGGCCGGCACAGAAATTGTGTTTGCAGATGGTAAAAGTAGAACAATTAAACCTTTAACAATTCGTAATCTTAGAAAATTTATGAAAGTTGTTAAAGACCTTAAAAGCGAAGACACTCTTGATGATGCAGATATTGACATCATGGTTGAAGCAGCGGGAATTGCTTTGGCTGCTGTTGATCCTGAATTGGGTGGTAACAAAGAAAAACTTGAAGATGTGCTTGACTTGCGTTCATTTGGTGAACTTATGTCGGCAGCGATGGGGTCAGACCCTTCCTTGTAGGAGAAGAGGGGGCGGGAACTTCTTCCCAAAACTGGGAAGATCTCCCTCTTCTAAAATACGAATCAGAAGTTTTTGTTAGAACTGGCGCTTGGGTCAATATTGAATCCTTAGAACAATATTTGACACTAAACGAATTATTTTTGCTATACCGTGCTTGTATGAATGAAACAGGCACATCAATGAAGATTGCTGCCGCCGCACAAGGCGCAGATGTTGATTTTGACGAGGACTGGTATGACCCAGAACCGCCACGACAAGCACAATCTTACGACATATTGAACAATATGACTTTTGGTATTGGATATGAAACTGTTCCAAAAGAACAAAAATAATTTTGCTTTAATTAACCCAATATGCGATAATTGTTAAGGCTAAATTATGTCTGATACTGGAGATTCAACAACTAAGATAACCATTGATGCTACTGTCACCGGTACCGGTGAGGTAACTGGGTTAAGTGCTGGCGTTTCTTCATTAGCAAAACATTTAGCCGACCTTTCTGCTTCTGCTAAAAAAGTTTTTGATACTCAAGCATCATTAAACAAGGCTCTTGAGCAAACTAAAAGAAATACTGGTGTAGTTAGCAATAGTTTAAATGAATATCGAAGAAATTTACATTTAATCAAAGTAACAACTGACGAAACAACAAGATCAATAAACGAACTTAATGCGGCACAAGCAAGAGCCTCTACAGCCGGGGCTTTACCCCCAGCTGTTTTAGCCAGTTATCAACAGACAAGAAAACATCTTAATGGCATGAATGATTCAGTACAGGGCTTAACCGCTGTAATGAAAAGCAATGCAATTGAACAATTTGCTTCAAGAATGAAAGTTGCTGGGCAAACAGCCCAGCGTTCTGCTTATTACATGACAGCCGCAACAATGCCATTTGTTTTGGCATTGAAGTCGGCTTTTTTTAGTTTTACTAAATTAGAACAAGAGCAAGTTCGGTTGAAAAAACTTATTGGTGACAATTTTACTGGGATGGCTGATGGAGCACGGCTTCTAGAAGTTGAACTTACAAAAATTAATACTGATCTTGATCAAATAACAAGAAAATTTGGTACTTCAAGAGTGCTTGTGCAAAGCCTCGCTGGTGACTTTGCAGAATTAGGCGTGTCATCAGATGCAGTCGCAAGATTAACAGAATTTACAACAGCTGCAGAAAAACTTGGCAATCTTGATATTTCTGCATCGCAAAATTTTATTCAATCTTTGTATCAAAACGTTGTTCGTGTTAGAAGAGAGGCAGCGCAAAAACAAGGCATAGTTTTTGATATTTCCAATGTTGATGAAATGAATGCTGTATTAGATGAGGTGCAGGGGCAATTGGCTCTATTTAACTTAATTGAAAACAAAACAGCGCTGTCATTAAAAGATATTGCCGACGCATTCCCAGAAGTGTCTGCCGCAGCAACAACATTTGGTTTATCAATGACAGAAACCGCAGCGTTGCTAACACCAATGGTTGCGGCTGGTTTCCAAGTTGGAGCGTCTGCTAACTCTATTAAAGTTTCGTTGCAAAGGCTTGTCGCAATGACAAAACAAAATACAGGCATTATTCAAGAATTAAATCAAACACTGGGGCCAGACTTTAATATGGCTGCCGATGTCGGTATGAGAAGCATTCAAAGACTTATTGACGGTTATGATAAATTAAAAGAAGCCAAGGGTGAACAGGGCGCTCAAGAATTTTTTGCAAGACTTTTTGGTGTTCGTCAAGGTCCACGAATGGAAGTTGCATTACAACAAATGGCAGCTTTTCAAACCGCTCTTCGCCAAACCGGTAGTGCTGAATCTATTATTGCAAAAAGATTAGAAACAAATGTTAATAGTAGATTACAAAAAGCCGGAATGGAAACAATTAGTATTAAAAAAGTTATAGATTTAACAGATTTGCATAGAGCGGCTATAGAGAAAGCAAACGGACAGTACACAGATAGGGCAAAAGTTATTCAACAAGCCGGGGCTGAGACTAATGAAATGCTTAAAAAAGAATTTTTAGGCACTTCCGATTACTTGGCAAAAGTTGGAACAGAGTCTGGGCGAGAAATTTTTATGCAAGCAATTGGTGGTGTAGAAGAAGCTAACAGAATTATGGAAGCCGAATTGTCAATGGCGATTAAAACAACTGCAACTAATTTTAATAGATTGAGAGAAAGTTTGATGAGCATCAGTCGCCAATTTGTTCCAGTTATTGGTGATGTAATAAAAGCTATATTGCCAATTATACAAAAAATTGAAGATTTTGTAAAAAATTTGTCGCCAGCAACGAAAAAAATTATTGGCGCAATTTTGTTTCTTGTTGCCCTGATTCCTCAAATAAAATTATTCACTGCAATATTTAAAATGCTGTTTGGTGGCACTGTATCATTTTTCCATAAAATAGTTCTTGGCTCAAATTCTGCTATAAAAAAATTATCGGGAGTCGCTAGTAAAATAATTACTATTCAAGAACTTGTTGATAACCCACGAGCAGTTAGGGGGTTTAATAAAGTAACTCAATATGGCGACAATGTTTTGTTAGAACAAGACAAACGTAGCCCCAATTACAGAAGTAGTCTTTTTGGCAGACGCAGGATGATGCCAGATCCATCCGCAATTAGATTGTCGCAACCAATACAGGAGTTATTGAATAATCGACTTACTGCGACGGCGACTAGTCCGACAGATCCAAAATTTGTAAAAAGCGTTGTTGATAAAACCGCAAAGACAGGCTTAACAGATACAACATCATTTGTAAAATCATTATTAGGTTGGACCGACGAGGGGAAAAAGGCTGCAAAGGCTACAGCCAAAACTGCTGAAGCGGCTGTAAAGGCTGTTGATAAAACATCTAGTGCAGCAGCAGAAAAAATAGTAAAAGGCTTAAAAGGTTCTGTATTTTATAATAATACTTTTTTGGGAAATAAATTTGGCGGTAATGCTGCTGGACCGGGCGGGTCTGGTTCTGGGTCGCGTACTCCAAAAACTCCAGGGTCTGGCGGAACACCAGCACCAGGCGCACCAGCACCAGGCGCACCAGCACCAGGCGCACCAGCACCAGGCGCACCAGCACCAAGAACTCCAAGAGCTCCAAGGGCTCGACCAGTCATTCCCCTTGTTCCTTCCAAAGGCGTAACTTTTGCAGATCTTGCTAAACTTCCTAAATCCGCACCGACTGGTTCGGCTGGTGCACAAGTAGCATCAATATTGGCTGCTATTGCTGCTGGAATAGCCGGTATGGGTGGAGCATCAACAGCACCTAGCGCACCAGCACCAGGCGCACCAGCACCAGGCGCACCAGCACCAAAAACTACAAGAGTTCGAAGAACTCCAAAAATTAATTTTGGTACTTATAAAGGCGCAATATTGGCTAGCATTGCTGATGTAGTAAAAAATAACGAAAATATAATACAACAACTTTCACAAGGCACCCAATCTTTAGGTGAAGCTGTATCAACAAATGTTAAAAAAGCAAGTAAAGGGGCAACAAAGGCTCCAAGAGCCCCGCCTCAAAAAAGTTTAGCAAAAATTTCATACAAAGAGATTAGAACTTTTTTTGATAATGCAAAAGTTGCAATACCACAAGAATTTGAATTTATAAGAACTTTATCAAGAGAAATAGAAGTAACTGAAAGAACTAAAAACAATTTTTTTAATGAACTTAAGAAACAATTTGCAAAAAATCCTCAAAATCCATTTGGAAAAATAATACGAAGGGGCGACAAATCTCAATTTCAAATTTTTAATAGAGGTCGAAATATTACTAAAGATTCTCCATATCTACAAATATTTAAAAATATTTTTAGAGATGCGGCAAATCAAGATATAAAAGGCCTTGAACGCTCATTACAAAATGCTATCGCTGGTATAGCGAAAGATTTAATTGTAAAAGGTGACGGCGGTTCTAAATCCGGCAGACCTGTCGTTTCACAAAGGGCGCAAAGAGCACTTCAGGTTGCAAAAAACAAGCTACGAGCAGAACGGATAGCAAGACTAGTAGACGAAGGTTTGCGTAGTGACAAATTAAAAATGCCGCCAAAAGATGTGGAGCTTTTTTACAGAAGCCAAGACCCACAGATTACTGGTTCGACAATGGGCAGAAGAGGCCTGTTGAATTTACAGTCCAACGATGAAGTCCTGCGGAACAAAGCTGTTTCACAAGATACAGGGGGTCCATTCAATCAAAAAAACTTTAGAGAAATATTAACAAAAAGAGTATCTAGGTTGGGTGGAACAAGTAAAGATGCGTCAGCAAGAGTTTTGTACGATTTATTGTTAGAAGAAAATGTTCAAAACATTATGTCTGCAACAGACGCAGCTGTTAAAAAACAAATTGATGAAGAAGTTAGAAACATATTGTCAACTAGATCCCTTGGCGGTTTAGATGCAAATGAATTAAAAATTGAAAGACAAAAAGCAACAAGTCGGGCTATCAGAAGATTAGCTGCAAGACGAACTGATATAGGACAATTAAATCCACTGTCTGAGAAGTTTATAGAAGAGAAAGAGCAATCGCTTTTAACTAATAAAAAACTTGTTAAATCTCTTCAAGCAACATACGGGGCGCAAGACACGGGAGATAAAGATCTTCTTAAAACACTAAGCAAGATGCAAGCGGAGTATTCTCCAGAGAAAATATCAAAAAGAAAAAAGGCTGTTGAAGCATATCGTAGGGCTGGGTTTCAAATATTAAAAACAGAACAAGCTGCTGAGCTCGCGGCTAATAATATGGCTCAAGCTGCCGCAAAGACAGAACAAGCTGCTCAACAAGCAGCGGCTCGGCAATCAAGAGTATTAAAATCAACATTATTACCTAGAGGACCAGTTGCTCCAACACCAGCATCGGTAACACCAATGATGGGTGGTCTTCCATCAATGGATCCGTATCCAAAAGAAGTAGGCGGTCGTGCTGGTCTTAAAATTCCACAAATAATTTCTCAAAGAGTTGCTTTTGCTAAAAAAGGTAGTGGTGCCGTTGTTGCGTCAGCAATAAAAACTTATGAAGATTTAGTAAAAGAGACAATTGAAAAGATATCAAAGCAGCTCCCATCTAGTCTTGGTGCTCACAAAAAAATGTTGATTAATGAGATATCAAACGCTTTATTAAAAACCCAACCATTAGGTGCTGGTAAAGCAAGTCAACAAGCTCTGAAATTACTTCAGATGCCAATTGATCCAATAACTATTAGAAGAGTTGAGACAGCTTTGGCTGCCATAACTAATACAATTATTCAAGATTATAATTCGGCCCTAACTCAGGGAGCTACATATGCAACAATGGAAGGGCAAAAGGTTACAAGACAGGCAGGCAAAACTGCGATTTCAATGTTCAAAGGAGCGTTAAGTAAATTTGTTCAAAATGGCGATAATTTAAGTAAAGTTCTTCAAGCAGTAGTTGTGGACATGATTGCAGCATCTTCTGTTGGTATAAATGATTTGGAGCAAAAGGGAGTTTTAAAGGCCGGTAATAAAGCACCTAAAGTAAAGGCTGCGTTGCTTGGTGAAGATGGATTGATTAGCAGGCTAACGCGAGCGAGGGGTGGTGAAAAAGGATTACTAGCCCCCGCTATATCCTATGACTCAGAATCAAAACCAAGTACGTCACCTTCAGTTAAGACGAATACAGCCGCTGTTGATGAAAATACTGTTGCTACTCAAGCAAGCACTACAGCAACCACTGCAAATGCAGAAGCTGAATCTCTAAATACTAACGCTACTAAAGGAAACACTACAGCAACCACTACAAATACTAAAGCTCAGGTTGAGGGAGGTGTTGCCGAAAAAGAACAAACTGTAGCTTCAAAAGCAAAGACTGCTAAAACATTAGAGTCTTTAAAGGCTACAACTTATGATGCAAAAATTACAGAAATGCTGGGCGCAGCTAAGGTTAAACAACTTGCATCTATTGACGCTCAAATAGCATCACTGACAGCGGAACAAATAAGTAGCGAAGCTGGGCAAGCGTTAATTGCTCAAAGAAATGAAGTAACTACAAAGTTAAATAGTTTAGAAGAAGCACAAGCTAAGGTTATATCCGCTAAAGCCGGTGCTGAGGCGGCTGGCCGAAAACGCACAACGCTATTGAATGAAGCACAGGCAAATTTAAAAAAGAAATTAGACAATGCAAGAGATGAAACAAAAAAGTTAGCAGAAAAAGCTAAGGCTTTAGCTGACTCAATGAAGAAAGGATCGGAGCCGGCTCCAAAAAAGCCAAGTAAAGCAGTTCCTGCGGTTGTTCCCACTGATCCAGCGCCTGAAAAACCTTCTCGTACCCCAAGATCTCCTAAAACCATAGTGACTCCCAAAGGAAGAGGCGCCGCTGTTGCTGCCGCTGCTGCCGGAAGCGGAATGGGTGATGTTATTAAAAAACTTGATGAAGTCGCAATTAGTTTTGACAAATCACTTGCTAATTTCTTTAAAGGACCAAACTTCTTTCAAGGTCCAAATATTTTCCAAGGCAAAATAATATCGGCTGACAAGTTAAAAATAACAATGACCGATAGAGCCCGTGATGCGTCAAGATTGGCGAAAGCAAGAGCATCGTTGATTCCATCAGATGATCCACTTGTGGAAAGAGCAAAGGCTAGGGCTAAATTTTTAGAATTAAAAAAGAAAATGGAGGCAGAGGGGGGAGCCCCTCTTTCTCTTGAAAGCAGAGAGCGGTTAGCCAAGTCAGTAGGTTATACATTACCGACTGCACATGCTCCAGTAGCACCTGTCGGTCCTGTTACAACAGCAGTAACATCGGCTGTTTCTGTAACAAAAACAGCAACGAGTAAAATTACTGATTTAATTAAATTAGGTATATCTAAGGGCTTTGAGGGTGGTTCTAAACTTGGAGCAAAAGTTATAGAAAGAATGGCAAAAAATAAAGCCTTAGCAAAAATAATTCAAATTTTATCAACACCAGTTACAAAACTCGGTGTTGATGCCATGTCTGAAGTCGTATTAGCGATGGGTAAAATTTTTGGCAAAACAGTCGCCACAACAGCCGCTACTGGCAAATTAGCATCTGCCTACAAATTTTTAACAAAAGTAAGTGAATATGCTGGTAAAAACTTAAAGGCAGGTTTGGTTGAATCAATATTCTTAATGAAAATGCTTGGCACTGCTATAAGGCAAGATGTTGGAGCTGCTTTGGCTCAATTAATGGCATCATTAGCCAATAGCAGAGTTATTAAAATTTGGTCGTTTTTGCTGTTTACGGGAATGAATAAATTTTATAAAATTTTAAAAACCACTTTAGTTTCAATGAGTTTATTTAGCAGTCATGGAGCAAGAATGGCTGCTGTTACAACATCTTTAGAAGCAGTATCTAAAATGAGAGCAGCGGCTGGGTTGTCTTCAACAATTCCATTGATTCAAGAATTAATTATTAGAATTACTTCGTACTTAGGATTGGTAAGAGGGTTAAGAGGGGCTTTCCAAGCACTAGCGAAAACAATGGTTAGTGTTCTAGCGGTTGGAATAAAAATAAATGCTGCATTGATGCTTATTGCTCCAATATTTCTTTTGATTGCTGGATTAATAATGACTATGAGAACAGGTCTTGGGAATAGCGCTCCTGCTCTGAAAAACTTTAAAGAAGCATGGGTTTTGATTAAAGAAGCAGTTGTAAAACTTTCACAACCATTTATGGCTTTAATAAATAAATTTGGAAATATTGGTAAAGCAGCAAGTGGAGCCGAAGAAGCTTCAGGTGCTTTATACAATATTTCAAGAGCAGTAAAGTTTGTTGCAACTGGATTTAACAATTTTGCTCGTAGCACTGGTTTGCGATATATAAACAATGTAATGGTGCCAATATTAACAAGAGTTATAAATAGATTTATATTACTAGGGCGAGCAATTAAAGGTGCATTTAAAATGGATGGCACAGCCGCTTCAAATTTCAAAGGGTTTTTATTGTCTATTGGTTATGAAGTCGTAAGTATAATGCAAAAAATATTTGCTTTTCTTGCTGTTGTATCAGCTGCACTTGGTCCAGTTCTTGTAAAGATGATAGAAGCTGTTGCAAATGCAACAATTGACGCATTTATGTACATTATGAATTTTGGCAAAGAAGTTGCATTGTTTTTTGGTTCAATACTTGTTGGCGTAGGTGGCGTTACTACACTTCTTGGCGGGGCCGGTCTTCCGATAGTTGGAATTGGCACAGGGTTACTTGCCGCTGCTGGAGCAGCAACACTGTTGGAAAGTAAAGTAGGCAAAATTAAAGAAAAAGTGGGCGAAGCATCAACATTCATTGGAATAGGAATGGCTCAAGGAATGGCTCGTGGGGCTAGATATATGGAAAAAGAATTCCTTGGGAGCATTAAGAGCAGTATTGCTAAAAAATACGGAGAAGAAATAGGGGCGGATGTAAATGCAGCTTTGGTAAAGCAATTAGACGATCCAGATGATGTTAAACAATCTTTAGATAAAGCCCTTCGTGGCAGTGTTAAACCTCCCACGGCAGGTACTTCTGCTGGTGAAACCTTGGGCTCAGCGATTGCCAAGGGTATAAAAAATAAAATGCTTGAAGTTAAAGAAAATTTCACATCAGCTTTCTTTGGAAAAGCTGATGAAGAAATTAATAGAATTGTAGACAAATACAAAGAAGCTATTGATATACAAAAAGAAGAGGCATTAAAAGCCCTGGATACTCAAATAGCAGCAATTGAAGCGCTGGCACAAGCCGAAGAAGAATTAACTGCAAAAATGGAATACGAGCAAAAGCGCCGTGAAATGATTTTGGCAAAAACTCTTAATAAAGAAAATTATTTAAGAGAAAGGGCTATTGCTAAATACGAAGGGAGATCTGAGGATGTCCGATCATTAGATCTTGCGTTTAGAAAAACAGATAAAGATGCTGAAAAAGAAATTAAAGATTTAGATACAGATAGAACAAAAACTTTGCAAGAGAAACAAAGATCTAATGCAATTGCAGTAATTAATCGTGAAAAAGAAGTTCTTGAAAAAACATTTAATGAAATGCAAAAACAATTTGATATTAATATTGAAAAAATTCTTAATAAAGGTTTTTCAACAAAAGAAGAATTTAACGCATTATTGAAAGAAATTGCTAAAGCCGGCGAGGGTTTCTCGTCAGAACTTAACGATGTGTTTGTTAAAACAATGAATGGATTACCGTCTGCAATTAGAGCGTCTACCGACCCATCAATTGGAATGTTTAGTATGACAATGAAAACTCTTGTTGATCAAGCCAAGCAAAGCTTTGGCGCCACGATTGGTACGGCTAACGCTGAATCAATTCTTGGCGCAGCGTATGCAATGGCTAATGGAATGCCGGATGCGTTTAAAACAGCATTTAGCGATGGAGTAATTAATCAATCAGTTACACCATTTGTTTCAAAAGTAACAAGCATTATTGGAGCGGTTAATGTTGATGCAGTTTGGATTGAAGCTGGTAGGTCAGCAATAGAAGCAATGATTAACGAAATGAAACGCCAACTTGTTGGTCTTAAAGGAACTTTGTATGACGAATTTAAAAAACTTTTTGCTGGCATGGGTGCTGATTATAATAATTTATTCCCAGAACTTGAAAAACTTGCAAAACAAATTTCAAGGATTGAAGCAATCAGATCGAACGCTGATAGCGGCGGCGGTGCGGATAAAGAAAAGCCAAAACCTAACGTTGGCAGTGCAGCTGATAAATATTTGGTTGATCCAAAATCTGGAGAGCATCTTGCTAGAAGACCGCTTACAGGCATAACAGCATCCCTGAAGGCTGATGAAAAAGATTCTTCATTTTTTGGAAGCATGATAGATGGTGCAAAAAAACTAGCCGAAGCCTTGGGTCCTGTTAAAACAGCAATCCTCGGAGCCGTTGGTGTTATTGCCGGACTTGGTGTTCTTAAATTAATTTTTGGAGCAATTGCATCTGGGTTTTCCAAGATTGGCAGTGCGATTCAAACTGCAAGAATTGCTATTTTCCTTCTTGGTACTTCAACTGGAGCCATGGTCACTGGAATAATTGGTATTATTGCTGGAGTTTTCATTTACATGTATTTGAAATTTGAATCATTTAGAAACATGGTTAATGATACATTCAAAAAATTATTTAATTTCCTTAAAGACGGTTTTAATGCCCTTAAAAAACCAGTAATGGATCTTGGTTTTGCAATTTTTGATGGAATAAAATCTATTGCTATTTCGGTGTTTGGTCCAATTGTTAAAGCAATCGGTGGAATTATTGCTGGCATTATTTGGGCTTTCATGGGTGCGCTGGCTGTTGTTGCGACTGTTCTTGATAAAATTAAAAAACCGGTCTTTGGTGTTATTGAATTTATAATTAATCTAGCTACATCAGTAGTCAAAATAATAACTGCCATTATCACTACAACTTTTGATACTTTCTATGGAGTTATTGGTGGAACCATAAAAATTATTGGCGCTATCTTTGTGGTGCTGTTTAATATATTCAAATCTGTTTTTGGTGCTATATTGGGTTTTGCAAAAGGTCCGTTTGATTGGCTGTCAATTAATGTCCCTAAAATTTTAGAACCAATATCTAAAGTATTTGGAAATATTAAAGATGTTGTTTCAAATGTATTTGATTTTATTAAACAAGCATTTGAACCTGTACTTGGGGTGTTTTCCACAATAGGATCTTTTATTCTTACACTTGTGTTAGCGCCCTTTAAATTATTCTTTGAAGTAATTAAGAAAATTGCTGAAAATCCAGTTGTTAATTGGTTCTTAAGATTAGCTGCTATGTTAGGGTTGGTTGCGGCAATTATTGCTACATGGGGTGTTAAGATTGCTCTTGAATCAACTTGGTATGTGATTAAAAAAGTTGCTGGTGCTTTGGCAGATTTAGCGGTCTTTATTTACAATGTTGTTGTCAAAGCATTTACATTTATGAAAGATTTACTTGTTGCTGTATGGGATACAATTTATAGTATAGTTAAGAAATTTGTTGATTGGTGGCATGAGAATGTTGGATCTTTGTGGTTATTGTTAATAGCAGGCGCTGTTGTTGCATATAAAGCAATAAAAATAGTGTGGTCGTTTCTTTCCAATGCTTTTGTTGTAATTTGGGATGTAATAAAAAAAGCAGCCGCTCTTTGTTGGGATGCTATTAAGGCTTATGTTGATACATGGTGGACCATAATTAAAACAGTTGCTGGCTGGTTAGGCACTGTATTCACAGTTATTTGGGATGTAATACAAAAAGCAGCTGGTTTTTGCTGGGATGCTATTAAATCGTATGTCAATATATGGTGGAATACAATTAAAACAGTTGCGGGTTGGTTAGGTACTGTATTTACTTTTGTTTGGGATGTAATAAAAACAGCCGCTAGTACCTGTTGGGACTATTTGCAAAATATTGTTCCTATAATATGGGAAGGTCTAAAAGTATTAGCCGATTGGATTGCAACATCATTTGTTAATGCATGGAATGCTATTACAGCTGCTATTGGGTTTGTATGGGATGTAATTACATTTGGCTGGGGTATTGTTGGTCCTATATTAAGTCAATTGTGGGAGTGGTTATGGAATGGAATTAAACTAGCATGGGAAGGCATAAAAATTGCTGTAGAGACTTTGTGGAATGCAACTCAAAATTGGTGGAGATTCCTGGAGCCAGTATTAAGTCAACTGTGGGATTGGTTGTGGACTGGTATTAAATTTGCATGGGATGAAATAACTGAAGGTCTAGTTTTTTACTGGGAACTTTTTAAGAGAGTGTGGAGTTGGTTACTGCCCATTTTAAGCCAACTGTGGGATTGGTTGTGGACCGGTATTAAGTTTGCATGGGATGCTATTGCCACAGCGGTGAAAAAAGTTTGGGACGGAATTAAATCAATGTGGGAAAATGTGTACCCAATATTACAGAAATTAGGTGAATTCATAAAAACCGGGATTCAGTTTGCTATTGAAAAAGTTATAGATGTTTGGAATGGATTAAAAAATGCTTTCCAAAATGTATATGATTTCGTAAAGCCTATTATTGAAAATATTGGCGGCTTTATTAGAACTATAATTGGCGGTGCAATTGACTTTATTTCTGCAGCAATAAGTGCAATTCCAAATGTATTTAAGACAATTTTAAATAGCATAGCAGGTTTGTTTAACAGAGTAGTGGGTCTTCTTGGTAATTTTGCATTTCCAAAAACAATATTAAATATACCTGTGCCAGTGATTGGTGGTAAGAAAGTTTCTGATTTTATTAAACTTCCATATCTCCCAACACTCTACAGTGGTGGAAAAGTTGGTTCGTATATGAGTGGTGGAATGGCATACATGAAGGGTGGAATGATGTACGGTGCTGGCGGTATGACATATGGACCGGCTCAACAGGGGATTCCAGCGATCTTACACGGTGGAGAGTATGTAATTAATCATAAAGCGGTTCAAAGAATTGGAACAGATGTTCTAGATCGTTTGAATGCAATGCGATTGTCAAAACCAAATATGCCAACAATGCCTAGTGTGCCTAATATTAATATGCCAAATATGAGAATTAGCAACGCCGTTTCCCCAAGTGGAACTACTTCTTCTACACAAAATGTAAATATTTATGTTGATAACTTTATTGGAGAACCAGAGTGGTTTAATTCAATGATGAAAACTTACAACACCAAGATTTTACCAAGAAATCAAAAAACTGCTGGTCTTGAAAATCGTGTAATAAATTCTTATAATGGGATTAACAGGGGTCTGTGATGACAATAGTTAATTTATTAACAATTAATAATACAGAAATAACTGCCCACAATAGAAAACTTAGCATTGACGAAGAAATATCTGCAAACGATGTAGATTTGGCTTCTGGTCATAGAAGAAGATTTTATACAAAAAATAAAAAAAAATTTAATTTAACATGGTCATATTTGCCAAATTTAGCAAACAAAACTGTAGACAACAGAGCTGCTCGTGATTTTCTATTTAGTATTGCAAATACCTCTAACTATGTTTCTGTTGCAATTGAGTTAGAACCAGACGGCGGTTTTATTAATTATGATTGCTATCTTGATTCATACAGTGAAGCCTTGTTAAGACGGGATTTAACAACTAACTGTGTTTATTACGATGTCTCTGTGACATTGACGGAGCGATAATATGCCGGGTCAATTTAGCTACTATTCATTTTCAGAGCCATTAAATTCAGGTATTGATTTTAATACCTCAGATGCTGTCATTCTCATTGAATCAAATTTATTAATTGAATCAAATGTAACAGTAAATGCTTTAAAAACTGCATTTGCTGGGTCAAATCAAAACATTGAAAGCGGTGTTGTTGTTTCCGCTACCAAGACAACATTTGCTACAATTAATTTAAGCGCTACAGCGTCAACAGATGTTGTTGCAATAACATTTAGAGTAGTAACTGCTTCTGCATCGCTTTCTGCCACAGTGTCAATGACTACGGGTAGTAAGATAATTCTTACAAATATTAATATTGTGCTTCAAAATTTTGGAGCCATGTCTGTTCAGCCGTTTATTGTGTTTCAAAATATTAATGCAGCAACTGCTTCTTCAGTATTTAGGACATTAATTATGATTGATGGCAAGCCATTAACAAATCATAATAGGCAATTAGACATGAGCGTAGAACCAATTTTTGTTGAAAATACAAATTGGAATAATAGAAAAAATAGGTATTATAAATCCCAAAATAGATCTGGGCGAAGAACATTTAATTTGTCTTGGTCTTGGTTGCCAAATTCAATAAATTATACTGTAGATAATCAACGTGGGCGCGATTTTATTCATCAAATAGCATCTGACCCAAGAGGGCATGTGTTAAAAATTATTAATTTAGATGAATCTGGCACAACCCCATATACAGAAACAAGTTATAATGTATTGGTAAAAAATTATAATGAAACACTAATTAGGAGAGATTTAAATAATGATGTGTATTTCTGGGACTGCTCAATGAGCTTAGAAGAGGTTTAAATGCTTCAATACGGCTTATATAATAAACAAATATCAACATCTTTTAATAATGCTATTAATGGCATTGCTCAAAGCGTTAAGCCTCTTATATTAATTGATTGGTTAGATAGTCGTCATGTTGATAAATTTAATAATACTGATATTGCAACAAGCAATTATACCAATTCTCAAATTACAGAAAATACAGTAAATCTTAATGTAACCGGGATGTTGGCTAACGGCAGAACATTGTCTGCCAATGAAATATTAATCAATAGATCTAGAGGGGCTGATTTTTACTTTACTCCAAATGAATCAATAAATGGCGTAGAACGACAGTCATTTACTTGGGCTGTGTGCGATGCAAAAGACATAAATGGCGATGTAATTACAGCCAATGGCCAATGGCATTGTCTACCCCCAACCAAAGAAGAAAACTATGAATTTGGATATCAATCATCTGTTAAAAGCACAAACTCCTTGCATGCAACATTTAGTGGCTATGAATTTACAACCCCAGTTGTTTTAACATATGTTTTTACAGAAAGAAAAATTAATATAATTAAAGTAATAACTTCAGAATATAATGGTCAAATAAAAAGTTATAATATCAAAGCATATAATAATACGGTTAATCTTGTACATGATGAAAATGGCGTAATTCCAGAAAATAATTATTTTTTTCAACATTATCTTTATAATATAAACACAAATGATATTAATAAAATTGTTTTAACAATTTATACAACAAAAAATCCATTAGATTATGCAAGAATTAATGAAGTTGCTCCAATTTATCGTCTTGACATGACTGACTATGTAATGAACTTTGGTGTGTCAAAAGTAAGAGATGTACACGAAACAAGTTTACCAATTGCCGGCAGTGGGAGTAATACATCTTCAATTACATTTGACAACACTGGAAAAGAATTTAATTTATTTAGTTCAAGTTCTCTTTTTGGTAAATATATGAAAAAAGATCTTGCCGTGCATGTTCACGCCGGATGGCAAATACATTACCATAACACTCAATTTGTACAAGCTACTCTTTCTGCCAATGTTGCCGCCAATGCTAATGTTTGGACAGTAAATAGTGTAAATGATTTTCCAACCGGCGGAAGCGGGGACTATTATTTACTTACAATAGAGCCAGATAGTGTTAATCAAGAAATAGTTATTGCAAGTAAAGGTAATAATAATTCTTTTAACATTATAGAAAGAGGGGTCGGGAATACTCTCGCAAGAGCCCATAGTTCCAATTCTATAATTAAATTTGATATTTATGAATATGTGCCGTATGGTGTTTTTTATATTGATGAATGGCAGGCGGCATCGTCAAGCATGAATGTTACCGCAAATCTAACAGATAGAAGTAAATTTAATAATGAAAAAATGTTGACAAAAGGGTTTTTGCTTCAGGACTCTACTGTTGCAGAGGCTGTTGAGCATTTATTGTTAATGACAAATTTCCCTAAAAAAGATATTAAATATTTATGCTATCCTTCAAAAAGTTATAAAAAGAACAATGCTATTTTGCATTATGGATTTGATGAAAATAGCATAGACAGAGCCAATTCTCAAAAAATTGTTTCAACATCTTTGCGAGCAAGATTTGTTCAAGCACCATCTTCTAATTTGTATTCGGTTCACGATATTCAATTAGATGCAAATGATAGAGAGTTAACTATATATGAAAAAGCTCTTGATGTTAAAGCTTATATTAGTCCTTCATTAACCACTACAACATCTGCTATATCTTCCAATAATCAACTCGCTCTTGATTTTGTATCTGGTCAATTTACTGATAAAAATTCAGTAGTAGTAAATGAATATTTCAATGGCGTATTTGATGGGTATTATGTCCCCAGCGCAACCGGTGATTACGAAATATTATTATCAATTAATAAAGGCGGGTGCCGAGTTTTTTTAAATAAAATATTAATTATAAATGAATGGAGACTGGTTGATTCTGGTTCAAATTCAACAGTTACTTTTACTTCAAGTGAATTTGCATTAACTGCTGGTAGAGCCTATGAGTTAAGAATTGAGTTTTTTACACAAAATTATGTTGCTGGGGAGCCGTTTCAAATATCTCTTGGTAGAACATTTAATGGGAATCAAGACGACATATATGCAAATGAATGCTATACAATGGTGGTTAATGATAAAATTGGTGTTAAAAATGATCATACATATCTAACATTTGCATCAAATTCATGGACCCCCACAGCCAATGTCAATATAATTGAAAGATCCGCTAGAAGAAATGATGCAATATATTTAGGGAATGTTGCTATATCTGAGCCCAGTGGCGTTGTTTCGGACAGCAATAGTAAAAGTATTTTATTGTCATCCAACTCATATTTAAGAACTCCGTATCATATATCTTATAATATTTTTGATACAGGGTCGTCTTTGTATACTGGCGAATTTACTATTCAAATATTTTCAAAATTTCATAACGGAAGTTTTGCTAACGATGGTGAGTATATTAGCAATTGGAGTAACGCTGCTCCAAATTCTGGTTTTGAGTTTTTTAATTCTAATTCATCTAATGGGTTTAAGTTTGTATCAAGTTCTGGAATTCAAACCATAAGCAGCAACACTGCCCTGTCTAGTTCAATTTTTAATCATCTTGTTGTCACATATAAAAATAATGTTTTAAAATATTATATTAATGGTAATTTATCTAACACTGTTACAACATCGGGTAATTTAGTTTCTTTTGCAAACAAAGATTTAACTTTTGGTGGAAGGGGAGCCGGTTTTTCAAGCGGTGTTGAAGTTGCGCCGGCAGTAAAAAGAAGTTTTTATATTGATGAGTTTGTAATTCATAATAAAGAATTTACTTCTAGTGAAGTTAAAAATAATTATATTGAAACTCAAATGAGGGAAGTAAGAATTATGCCATTTATATACGGGAATGATTCTTCTATTCAAGCAATAATTGACAATATAAGTTTAGCCGATTTGGGCAGATTTTATATAGACGAAAATAATATAGCTCAGTATGAGCACTTTAATAGACTCTTTGAGTCTTCAATAGATCAACATGCAAATGTTCAGTATCAATTGTCGGGCACAGAAAACATTATTGATGCAAGTTACAATGTGCAATTACAAACAAATAAAGTTGTTGTAAAAATTAATGGTGTTGCTAATAACTTAATTAGTAAACAAAGTCTTTGGAGAGCTGAAGATCCAACAACACTTGGGGTTACACAATTATCAAGTTTATTTTCCAATAGCGATACATCTATAAATGTTTTGTCAACAGATAACCCTTATTTTGCAAAATCTGGTTATCTTAAAATTAATAATGAAATCATTAAATATGGCAATACAACGAGTAATTCATTTTTAACTTTAGAGCGCGGCATGTTTGATACAGCCGTTGCTTCGCATAATGCTAATACTTTAGTTAGAGAAGTAAAGAACTATGATTTATTGTATGACAAAGCTCCGGCTTTTAAGGTTGAAAACCCGCTAATTACAAATATGAGTAATGTTTATCCTCCAAAAATAGAATTGATTAAATACAATCCAACATCGTTTGGTGCTAAATTGATATTAGCTGCCTCCAATAACACAGTCAATGGGGATATTGTTTATATTGAGGGAGAAAACCCACTAACCGGAGAAAAACATTTTGCTGGCATTGCTGGGATTCCAGTTGTTGTAACTGATAAAACAGGTGATGTTAAAGAGCAAAAGGCGGTATTGGATGACAATATAAGAAAATATGGTCTTAAAGAGATAATAATAGAAAATGAATTTATTACTGATTTAACACATGCTCAAAATTTAGCCAATTTTATTATTAATAAAATGTCAGATCCTGTGCCTATTATAAATTTAAATATATTGCCAATACCAAAATTGCAACTTGGAGATAGAATAAGAATTGCTTCTTTAAATTCTTTTGATATAATTAATGGAGATTATTGGGTTATTAGTACAGATTTTACATATGATTCGACTGTATCTCAATCATTAGTAATAAGGAAGGTAATTTAATGCCGTTTTCAAAAGGAACATCTGAAAACACAATTTTATTCTTTCAGGGCGGTCATAATCATGATGGCGTATCATCTTCTTTAATAGATGTAGATAAATATTCAATTTATGATTTTGTTGTTGGCAAAATAGGCAGTTCCCAGCGCCAAATAACGCAGCAAAGAAATTTTGATAATCTTAAAACAGTAATATCTAATTTTATAACAACAGACATTTTAGGACCAGCCGGAGTGCGTCTTGGTCCAAACTCAGTCCAATCTGTCAACATTGCCGCTGGTGCTGTAACCGCAGAAGAATTGTCAGCTAACATTGTTTTAGTTAATAATATAATTCAAAGTAATAATTACGTTGCCAATACTTCTGGGTGGGCTATTCATGGTAACGGTTTTGCTGAATTTGATATTGCTGTAATTAGAGGACAAATTACCGCTAATTCAATTTATATAAATGCCTTAAATTATTGGAATTCAAATGGAACATTTTCTGTTGGCTCTGCAAATAATATTATGTTCTACAATGGCACAAATTTGGAATTAACAGGAACAGTTACTGCAACAGCTGGTCAAATTGCTGGGTGGGCAATTTCTGGAGACAATCTTGTTACTGGTGGCAATTTTGCTGGTTCAATGGAACTAGGAGAGTTTGCAGAAACTGATGGTGGAGCCGGTGTGTTTATTGAGGGCGCAGCGGATGGGAATAATGATTTTGGAACTTCAAAACTTATTGGCGGTGAATTGATTTTATCAACTACTATCGGAGATGACGCTACTGCAACTTATGGATCTAAAGGAGTTATTTACAGACGGGGTGCTCAAAGATTTGAATTTTACTATGATGCTGGGGCAGACCAGTTATGGGCGTATATAGATGATGTGCCATACTGCATACAAAAGTGCGCTGCTTCTCCGCCACCTGTAGGCGGAGGTGGTGTAGGCGGTGTAGGTGGAGTAGGCGGTGTAGGCGGTGTAGATGCAGTAGGCGGTGTAGGCGGTGTAGGTGGAGTGGGCGGTGTAGGTGGAGTTGTTGTTGTGGTAGTTGGGGAACCACCGCCGCCATCAGGCTGCGTCCCCCCATGTCCAGATGGCTTTTTCTGTATTGATAATAGTTATTGCATTGGTTAGTGATATACTGTGTTGAAGGAGGAATAAAATGTCTATTAGAAGATTTGTTTGCGTTACAGAAGGCGATGTCTTTATGCAAATTCAATTTGATGATTCAATTAGTGGTCCAAAATCTGCAGCATGGGCTGCAGGTTTATCAAGCAACCCTATTGTAATTGAAGTGACTGATCAGCCAAATGTTGTTCCGGGTTGGACTTGGGATGGCACTAACTTTATTGCTCCATAATGCCAAGTGCATGGCAAGAATATAAAAAAAAAATAGGCGATTCTCGGCCTTGGCATTTATTAAATTCTAATAATTATGTGGATGATGAAATATCTTCTTCAAGATATGAGATATGCAAATCTTGTCCAGAGTTAATTGATTTAACAAAACAATGTAAACAGTGTGGTTGTATTATGACAATGAAAACTAAATTAAATAGAGCATCCTGCCCCTTAGAGAAATGGTAATTAAAAAATCCCTAGCTCCAGGTATAGATGTTTATTCTGTTGGAATTGATAAAACTGAATATTACTATGATATACTTAAAACTTATTCTGATCCGTTTTTAACATTAGGGTCTGTAATTAAAAAAAATGAAAATGGTGGATATTATTCACAAATTGATGAGCATGTAAGAAATTGTAAAATTTTTTCTACAGGTGAATTAAAACAATGCCATGAATCAGACCCATTAAGAACATTGATGAGCGAAGTGCAAGAAGAAATGACTGATATTGTTAATCAATTTTGCAAAAAATATGAATATCATAATGTAATTCCCAACCATGATCTTATTATGATGCGATATGCTGAAGGTGAGTTTTTCAATTATCATAATGACGACTGCCCATCAATTCCTAGAACTGTTTCTGCTGTAATGTATTTTAATAACGATTATGAAGGCGGGGAGTTGGGGTTTAAGCACTTTAATATTGAATACTCTCCAGAGCCAGGTGATTGCGTTGTGTTTTGCTCAGCTTTTCCTTATATGCACCGTGTCAAAAAAATTACCAATGGAGCCAGGTATGCGGCTGTTAATTGGTATAGATATGTCTAAGTGAGGTATAATAGATAAATGGCTTACGAAAATTATTCCTTTGTGTCGTGGACAGACGGAACGCCGATTTCTTCAGACAGAATGGCTCAAATGTCTATGAATATAGAACAGGTTAGAGATTTTAATGATTCTAAACCGGCTGGAGTTTTGCAATTTATTGAAGTAACTACGGCTAATATTGTTGCAAACGTGGGAAGTTCTTCAACATCAATGTTGGCTTTAACAAACCCAAACGGCGGTTCTGATCAAAGAGTCACGCTTGGTGATAACCGCTACTATAAAGTAACAATTGTTTTCCCAGGATTTACGGTCAACGCAAAAGGAGCCGAAGATTCTGTATTAACACTACAAGCATGGCAGGCAGTTTCTGACGGTTATAATGCAACAAGCCCTCTAATGGAATGGAAATTTTCCCAATCTCCTCATGTATTTCATAACACAGCATCTAATGCCAATATTGCTGCTTCTGGGCAAACTTTTAAATCAGAACCTGGCCGGCTTGGTGCTGGAACCTACAGTATTTATTTAGAAAGCGGTGGCGGTTTGAATGCTGCGTCGTTTTCTGCTGCGGTTAAACGAACTTTTGGGACATCTGGTTCAACAAATGCTCCTCAAATATCTGTTAATCCAACTGCAACAGAAAAATTACAACTTATAGTTGAAGATGTTGGGGCAAGTTTGTAAAATAATGGAAGAAGTGTTGGCTTCAAAAAGAAAAGATGTAGCATGGACTCTTAGAAATACATCAGGAGAATATAATCCAAATTATAATGGTGGCAAATATATAGATGATAAGGGGTATGTAAGGATACTGGACCAAGATCACCCTTTTGGTATTAAAGGATATGTTTATGAACACAGAAGCGTGTTTGAAATTTATCTTAATCGCCATTTACAGCCGTGGGAAACGGTGCACCATATTAATGAAATTAAAACAGATAACAGAGTGCAAAATTTGTTCCTATGCACGGTGCCTGAGCATAGTGCAATTCATCGTGAAGGCAAGAAGCCAACCGATAGTCATCGCAAAAAAATGCGAGAAAATATGCATAAACGCAACCAGGCAACAAGAGAAAATAGGCAAAAAAATTTAAAAAAATAAATTGTTTTTTAACAACATTAAGCGAAAATCGGTGTATAATCAACCTTATGAAAATTTGTGAAGGTGCAGGGTGCAGCCATCAATTTGAACCCAAAACAGCTAATCAAAAATATGCTGACAATAGTTGCAGAAAAACTCTTGATAAAGACGGAGTTTGCAGAATCCGCCGCGAATCTCGTGGTCCACAGTGGCCCGTGATTAAACAAGGACCGCCGATACGTTTACCAAAGCAAAGAATTGTTACAAGAAAAACAGAAAAATATAAAAAATGTGTAATTGTGCCAGACGCGCAAATTGGTTATTACAGGGGTCGTGATGGCAAGTTAGAGCCAACCCACGATGAAAAAGCAATTGAAATTATGCTTTCAATGGTGCGTGATTTAAGACCCGCTTCAATTGTTTGTGTTGGCGACAATTTAGATTTTCCAACATTGGGAAAATACATCACTACTCCGGCATATCA